ACTTCGTCGATATCAATAGCAACTCTTTTCATTTAAATAATACTATAAAAAAATCTCTAACTGTGTTTTTTATGATTGAAATTTTTATTCAGGTATAGTAGAGTATGGCGGATAAAATACCCGTCGTCGACTATAGCCGAATGGAACGACTCAAACCTCCAGAAAATACAGTTATACCGCTAAACGCGAATACACTTTGTTTGTTTCTAATAATTGCGACCATAATTGGTCTTTATAAACGCCACATAGATATTAATCAAGACCGCGAACGACGTCGTATTTGATACACTCGTTAGGGTCGAGGTAAACATCGCGTTTCATAAGTTTCTTAAGTTGTTTATCGGGAATACTCGTTTTTTCTGTATACGTTTTCTTAACCATGTTCATGAGTTTATCACACATTTTCATTTCATCCTTAACTTCTTCGTATTTCCCCCAAAATCCACCCGTGGATATTTGGTGGATGAGAACGTGTGCGTTCTTACCGATGAGACGTTCATGTCCCCCCAAAAGGAGGAACGTTGCTGCCGAGCAGCACTCACCCTGCGCGATCGTGACAACTTTAACGCGTGATTTTTCGATAATGTTCATTGCACTCAGACCCGCGAATAAGTCACCACCCCCACTACATATATGTATTCGAATAACGGGTTCGTACCCCATAAGTTCCGCCTTTTGTTTAAGAAGTTTAATTTCGAGTTTCTTAAACTCTTCTATAAATTCGAGAATATCCTCGTTCGTGATTTCACCGTAGTATAGTATTTCATTACCAATAACACGTGTGATTTTAAAATCCTCCTCCTCATCCGTGTTAGTGGTAGTAGACATCATTATTAGTTTAACTTTCTATTTCTTCTTTAATCAACTTTTTTATTTTTGTAACTTCACGTTGTTTAAGTTTATTTTGTATCGCTAAATGATTCATTACATCAAAGTCTTGGGGTGTTAAATTATATTTTTTAAAATGTGAAACATTACCTTTTTTTGCATATTCTCGTAAAAGCATAAATTCACCCTGTCCCAATCCTATGGGTGATCTAACTTGTATACCTCTAATCTTTTGCTGTCTCATTTTTTGATTTCCGTATTTAGTCCAGAATCTACCGGGTCGTACACTTTCTGGGTCAATTTGTTTAACGAAATAATGTTTTGGTATTTTTATAGCGTGTAATACAAAATAAGGCATTATATCCCAATCTCCGTGATATATTTCTGTATCTAAAAGATCTGCATTTGTTAAAGAGTATGCTATTTTATCATAATTTTCTAATATTGCGTCTGGATAGTTTTCTTCTATGATCGACCAAATATGACCATGTTCGTGAATAGAGTCTGATATATCTATATCACTAGAATTACATAAAATACCTGTAACAATTTCTTTTGGTGTTTTAAAAATGTCTTTTTCACCTGTATAGTCTAAATAGTGAAAGTAGTTGTGAATATTACCTTTACATTTATGTGCAGCTAATAAAGTATTAATATGTTTTGGTTTAAGAGTAGCTATTTTTTCCGGTTTTAATCTCTGTATAATTAGAGTTGTAAAGTTTTCCATGAAATAAACATTCCTTGATGTAACTATTAATTGTTTATTTGTAACAGTATTACCATCGGAAACCGATTCTACAATATGTTTATACGTATGTAAGTCTGAATCGTAATCTTCTATATATGCGTACATATTTGATTTTTTGATCGTGTCTAAATATATATCTTTTTTACGCATGGGTTCATCCCATATTTCTACACTATTAGTTTCATCCAAAACATTTTTCAGGATAAACGTTTTACCACATCCAGCTGTCCCACATAAAAAAACATTTTTACCTTCATCTAAACACCGTTTTAAATTATTTATTTCATTATCGCGTAGTGATAATTCGTAACTTTTTTTTTGTTTTTTTATAATAACAAAGGAATCCATATGTCTGATGATGACGACCTTACTAATCAAGCTCTAGATTTAGTTTTGAATAATGACGCACTTCAAAAGCGTGTTATAGATCCTATCAAAAGGAAGTTATTTCCTTACGTTATGTGTATTGGATTCTTTAACTTAGCACTTTTTGTTATGGTTGCTTATCTTTCAAATCGTCTTTCGGTGATTCTATGATTATTTTTTCTAATATAGATTTACGTTTATCTGATTCCGTTTTTAATTCTTTATCATCTTCATCACTATCTTCAGCCGCCGGTGTTTCCGTGACAACTTCCATTAACTCCGTTCGACGACGTAATTCATTCATTAAATCACCTTTCAAACTTACGAGACCTTTACCTTTTAAATCTGAAATTTCATTAATACGTTGTTGTTTCCCTTCGATATCTGACTTTATAGTTTTCTTAGCCGATTTGACATTACCTCGGATACTTTCAAGTTCCTCTTTTAATTCGCGTTTTGCTACACCAGTAAACGCATCTTTTAGTTTGGTTATAACTTTATTTTCTTGTATCGCTTTGAATGGTATAATTGGTTGAATATGCATAATTTCTGGTTTGAAGAATGCATTATCATCTGGAAACTCACGTTCAAATGCATCTATCATTTGTTTGGGTACGTTCGGTGATTGTTCAATAAGTCTATCATATTCGGCACGCATATTTTCAATCATATTTGTACCACTTAGTGTTCGTTCGGTAAGTGGGAGTGTAAGTTCAAGACGTATTGTTCGTGAAATTTTACCGTATTGCACAGAGGCAACGCGGTGACCTTCCATAAGTTCGTTAATTTTAAGAAATTGCATGATCGTCGTCGCAATGGCGGTGATTAAATTTAAACCACCAATAGCCGAAGGTACAAATGGTTGCACGGAAGGTGGAAATGTTTCCTGTGCAAAGTTAGCAGTACCGGTAACTGTACTTACAATTATGAGTGGTATAGTAAATTTCATACTTAAATTTTTATATGAACAATACGCTTGGTAGTGCATATACCTATAACACGCAGCAGCTTCGCCCCAGGCCTTTAATATTTTCTCCTGTTGTACGTGCCATATTTTAGGAAGTTTCTTTTCTTCGTTCATACTAATAGATATGAACATTATATTTTTTGTTCACTTGGTTTTTTTTGTTACGATGCTCGTGATACCATTTACCAATAATAAACAAAACTTAGAATTTTACTCACTTCTGGTACCATTTATATTTTTTCATTGGTCAGTTAATGATGATACATGTGCCTTAACACAACTCGAAATGGCGATAACTGGTGAAGAAAAAGATAATACATTTTTTGGTAAAGTTATGGGTCCAATATATGTAATGGATGATACAGATTCCAACAATTTATTAAAAAGTGGTTTATTTTTTCTTTGGTTAGTTGTTCAATTTAAATTACAAAGAATAGATCTCACCCCACTTAAACCCTTACTCGGTAAGAAATAATATTTGTATATACAAATGAAGATTAAGACAAAACAGAAACTCTTGGGTTTTGCATTAATTATACTTGCAGTTATTATAATTTATCAAATGCGTAATCCAATTATTGTGAGTAAAAAAGTACCAGTTCATGTACCAATTCAAGTCCCAGTAGAAATACCAATGGAAAAAGAATACAGAAGTCCACCAATCAAAGAATATAAACCTGGTCATATTCAACAAATGGGTGTTCTTGTCGGTGAAAATGAAGAAACTTTACCTATATACGGAAAAGAAGTTCGAGGTAGACGCGATAGGTACAATTATTATACAACAACCCCAGGTGATCAGGTATATTCACTTCCTATAACCATAGATAATAGAGATTGTATGGATGATATTGGGTGCCAGGAAATATACGGTAACGAGTCCGTGTCAGTTTTAGGACAAACTGGTTCTTTCCAGGCTAAACTATACAGAACTGATAATTTTTTCTAAATACATTATAAATGTCGGAAACGTACGATAATATTACACTCATACAAAGAATTTTCAGTTGTTTATGTTGTTTCATGATATCCATGAAACTTTTTAGTTTCCCTTTTAAACCACCTCCCATTTGGACGGGTTTATTACTCTCGTGTATTTCGTGGTGTTTTACTTCATATTTAATAAGCATGGATACGAAAAAACGATTTGCTAAAAAAGATGAAGACAAAGAAGAGTGATTTTGATGTTTGATTATATATTTCAAACTTAAAAATCACGTATTTATTTGAAAGATAAACCGTATTTTTTTGTTATTATTTTTTTGGCACCTTCTAACTCTGGGTGACTCCATAAGAGCCAACGAGACCAAAACCCCGCGGTATAAAAACCTGTTTTACTCCAGTTTTCTTTATCGCTTTTAACAACGTCGAGCATATTTAAATGAACGAGTTTAGGATCTGTCTGTTTCTGAACCATATGAGGAACGTAACCACCGTGTCGAGTTACATATGAACGCATACGTAAAGGGTTACCGTGTTTTGTATAATCCGAATACCCTTTTGCACCAAAATCAACGACTCTCCCATTTTCAAAAGTAACTCTATACTTTTTATTAAAAAGTGGGCTTTTTTGTAAACGAACCTTCATTTATATTACTTAATATATTTTTCCCCGCGAAGTTTTCTTCTTATTAATACCATTCCTAACGTAATTGATATTAACCAAGCCTGAAACTCTGATATTCCATAAGGTTCTTCGATCATAAACATATTTTATTATATACATTTATACTTTATTTTGTAATCTAGCGAGGGTGTAGTGATGATATAAATGAATAGCTGATAATGCAAGTGATATATATACACCTGGACTGCGCCTGATTTTTTTGTTTAATAGTATGAGTAATATGAGAAATATAAGAGTTAGTGTTGGTAGTGCAAATAAAACTTTTTGTGTATCGGTTAATCTAGGATCTTTATTCATTGTTTTATAATATATTAAGAATATATTTCCATGTATAAAATAATTCTATCTTCGTCTGACTGATTTTCTGCCCAGTGTTTTTTACGAGCATTCATAATAATATGTTTTCCATTTTCTTCTGTTATATCCCCCATTTCTGAATGGTGTAATATACACTTTTCGGGACACTTTATTCCTAAATGGTACGTGAATATATACTTTTCACCTACATTGTCGACGTGTTCTTTTAAAACAACACCACCTTTCATGAGTGAAAATCCCGCGATGTGTATTCCCTTTATTTGTGAAAGTATAGCGAATGTTTTGGGACACACTGCGCAGTTACCTGGTACAGGATTACCGTCCCAAATAAGTGGCCAACTAATCCATTTATCAAAAACGTGATCTTGTCCACCTTTCAACCAACCGTGGTGCCCTTTTGTGTATAAAGAAACAACTTCCTGTAAATGTTTTGACCCTTCCCACGATCCTTCCCACCTAGGTTCATCGCGTATAAATGTATTAGGTATTTTTTCAAATTCTTCCTGTAACACATGCACGTGATTTTTTAATTCTTTCAAGTGCATTTGTTATTGTATACTATTTTTTAAAGGTGTTTTCTACACACGGCTTTATACATTTCCTTACCCCCTATTAAATTTTTACCTTCGTAATCGACTATACGTTTTGTAAATGGTCCGTGGGTTCCATCCATACATTCCATACACATAGCTGTTATTTTGAAAACTTTATCGGCGAGTGGGATACAATCTATAATTTCACCGAATTTCTCCTGTTTATAATCACCATCTAAACCCGCTAAGAGTATAGTTTTATTATCTGTGAGTACCTTTTCAACAAATGATTTCAGATCTGAAAAGAACTGTGCTTCGTCTACCGCGATAATGTCAACTTTACTGTAATCTACGTCTTCTAGATTACTAACTTTTAAACATTCGAATTTTGAATTATCGTGTGTTTTTAAAACTTCATCACTTGATCTCGTGTCGAGACTTGAATTTAATACGAGAATACGTTTTCCTATAACTTTGTACCTTTTTAAACGTCGTATAAGTTCGGTTGTTTTCCCCGAAAACATATTACCCATAATAATTTTCAAACTCATGATCTATTTTAGTATAAAGTATTACTTTTAAATATATTTCTCAGTCTATTATAAATCATGCAATTATTTTTTATACTTTTACTTTCTCTTTTACTTAATATAATAATTGGTTATCATGCTTCGTATAAAAGAAATGTTAAGGAAGGTGAAAATGTTTATGATATTGGTTTTGACGCGTTACCAAATTTAGAAAAATATCATAAAATAGGTGATTATATATTGATTATTCCTATTTTATTTGTTCTTTTTTCGTGGAATTTATGGTCAAGGTCTAAAAAAAGTAATTATTTATCAATGTTAATTCTTATGTTTTCATTTAGAGCTTTATCTAATTATGTTACGACCATTCCTTCGTCTAAAGAATGTGAATTAAAACCACCTTTTGGTTTTTGTAACGATTATATATTTTCGGGACATAGTGCTTTTAATATAGTGTCTTCATATCACGTGGGATCACCTTTATGGCCGGTTTGGCCAGCGATTACATCCCTGTTTTCTATTGCATCGAGAGAACATTATTCAGTAGATGTTGTTATTGCGTGGGTTATTTTTGCTGCAATGAAATCTAAATTATAATGTATATCTAAATTATATGGAATTTAATACATACGTTATAAATTTGGATGAACAACATAAGCGTTATGAATCTCAAGAGAAAAAACTAAACAGTGTTGGTATATACCCAGTACGTATACCTGGTAATTATAGAAAAGATGTTTCCAAAAGTATATACGATAAACATTTCCACTCGTTTTATAAACATTTTATACCCGATCCGGTTATTGGGGCAACGTCGAGTCATTTAAAAGCCGTTCAATATTTTTTAGATAACGATACGAATGAAGTTGCGTTAATACTCGAGGATGATGCGTACCCACTTTTTGATAATGTCATGTACTTACGTGATAAACTTAACGATAGAGATTGGGAGATGTTACTTTTACATTGCGATGGTTTATGTTCAAATAAATGGACAAGACCTAATATATTTACGGGGTCTGTTGCGGCTTATTTTATAACACGCGAAGGTGCACAAAAAATGTTGAATCATAAATTTCGAACGTATTTAGATATTGATACAAATAATGTTAAAAATTTAAAAAAGCGGGTCGATAAAAAAAGTTCATTTTGGGCAGATGAAGAAGGTGTTATGGGTGGAGAAAAGGGTGTTGCTAGAGATAATTCAGGTACTACGTGTCCTTCTATAGTTAAATTTGTGTCTCCATTTATTATAAGTAGAGGTGAAAAAACATTATGTCACGTTAAAAATTATAAAGCGCTTAAAATTCCTTATATAGAAAGAAATGTAACGGTTAGTGAAATTTTTATTTACATTTGTATTTTATTACTTTTAATTGTAATAAAGAAATCGGTTTATAAATAAATAAAAAATGTCTGAAACAACTCTCCAAATTAAACGATTAACACTCGACGCTATTTTACCGACACGCGCATCACCTGGTTCTGTGGGTTATGATTTGTATAGTTTAAACGATATGGTTATCCAACCAAGTTCGCGAGAAATTGTTAGTACGGGTATATGTGCAACTGTACCGTCCGGATGTTATGGACGCATCGCACCAAGGTCGGGTTTATCTGTAAAATATGGAATTCACGTTGGTGCGGGTGTCATCGACCCTGATTATACCGGTGAATTGAAAGTTAACTTATTTAATCTCGGGACTATTCCTTACGAAATTAAACAAGGTGAAAGAATTGCTCAATTAATTTTAGAAAAGTGTATGACACCTTTTGTACAAGAAGTGGATGAATTAAAACCAACTATGCGTGCTAATCGCGGGTTTGGTTCGACGGGTACTTTATAAATTTTTATTTTCGTTTTAGTTACCAAACGCGACACCACCCATACCATTCTTAATCCTGAGAATGTTATAGTTGACCGCATACGCTCTAACCATGGCAACAGCAGTAGCCGTAATTGAACCACTAATTGTTATTTTAGCATTATCGATACGGGAAAAGTTTAAGCTTCCTGTTGGTTGAGACTTATTCATGGTAAGACACATTGGCCATGTATATATCTGTTCTTCATCAATTGTATTATTAAGTATAGAGCAGTGTCTCGATGGAACGACATTTCTATGGTACTCGCCTGACATATTTTCGAAGAGTGGTGTTCCATTAATAAACATGGACGCGGTTGGGAAACTATACGCGGTAGTGTCTCTGAGACCAGCTGCTATATGAACGGCTTTTACTGGGTGATTGAAGTATGTAAGATCTATGGATTTGTCCGTATC